AGAAGTAATTCTAACTTCTTGAACACCCACATCTTTCTTAAATATAGATGAAATATCTAAATTTGTTTCATCTAAAACTACAATTTTTTTAGGAGTAAAAGATTTTTGAGTAGTAACTAAATTATTAAATTCTTCTGGAACTAAATACCCTTTTAAAGTAACAGTAAATTCTGTTTTTATCATTCTTTCAACATCAGTTAACTCTGATGCATCTGTGAAACTGTCTATATTAACTCTAAATTTAAATTTTCCTGGATCTCCCCAATATGAACCTTCACTCCAATTTATCTTTTCGACAATCTTATTCATTTGTTCTATGTATGTAGTCCAAATTATAAAACTATAACTTATAGTTACATAATCTGGCATAGCTATTGAATGTAATTCTTTAGAAGGTGTTATTCCTTGGAGAACAGAAAATCTATCGTATCTATTTTCCTTTGTATATTTCTTTTCAAATGTATAATGAAGTTTTGGATCATTTGCATCTAACTTGTCAATAGGTACAGTATCATCTTTTTCTATTGAATTTCTTTTAAATGCAATTACAGGTAATATTAATTGACGATTTCTATCTCTTAAAAACCCCATTTTTTGAACAGATGACCAACGTTCTGCATTTGCATACATTAAAGGAACTTTTACAGTTTCACCATTCTCTACAACTGTCGGTTTTATAACTTCATTAAAATAATAAACAATAGCACTATCAATATCCATTAGTCCTATGGACACATTTTTTACTTTATCCGTATCTCTTCTACGAATATTTTTTGATCTATCTTTTACATTTTTTCCACTAAGTTCTTGTTCAGACTTAGGTAATGGTTTTTTTCTTGCCATTAATTAAAACTCCAAAATGAATTAAAACTATATACTTCTAACTCTTTCAATATTCAAATTAGATGATCTTACTCTATGTGCTATACAAACCACACTCCAATTATTATCTTGTTGTCCACCCAATAGTTGATTTTCATTAATAGAATTAATTTCAAAATATCCCCAATTCCATTCTATTATATCACCAACTTCTACGACAAAACTTAAATCTACCAATGCCTGACGAATAAATGAAAAAGTTGCATTTTGTCTTTCATCTGGTCCAAATTCATCCATATTCCAATCAAAATCTTCAGCTTCTATTGTACATGCAATTTTAACTCCAGGATTAAAAACTTTTCCATCAGCTGCCTCACCATAAAGATTTGTTTCTGTATCATATGTAGAAATTTTATAAATAATAACTGTTTGATTTATTATGCCATCTTTTGCATTTGCTAAATCACCTATAAGTTCTTTATTAAATCTTTCAAAGATATTACGATCTTTTTGGGATAAATATCTACCAGGCATTAAATTATCCTATCCAAATTGGTAATGGAACTTTATTAAGTTTTTGTTGTAAATGTTCAGACTCCTCTTGATCTGCTTCTAATAATGCTCTTCTACTAGATTGTTCCAATATTTCTCTTAATTCTGTAATAAGTGATTCCTTCTCTGCCGCGGCTTCACCCCTTAATGTTTCACCATCCAATGTAACTTCAGCATTAGGAATTGGTACAGTACCATACTTACTTCTAATCATACCTAATAACTCTTTACATAAAGCTAATCCATATTTTCTTATCCATTGTTTTCCAACATCATTTATCCTATTATATACCATATTCGCATATGGTGCATTAGAAAAATCAGAAACTACATCAGCTGATCCTCCATATTCTGTTATTTTAGGATTATCTCTTTCACTTCTAACTATATATTCAAACCATACATTAAATGTTGTAGTTGGGTTTGGAAATATTCTAATTTGATTATTTCTCAACTCAAAACTATATCCAGATTTTCTTACAGTATCATTAAATTCTATCGCTTGAATTCTTAACATATCAGCATATATTGGCATCATTAAAAAAGTAGCTGCTGGTGACATAGCACCCCAGCCAAATCCCTCTAACATATTAATTGTACCCTGACCAGTACCTGCATAAGGATCAAAATATCTTGAAATTGCTGGTCTACTTTCATGAAAAACCCTTGTAACTTCAATGGCGTTTCCACTTGCTGAAGCTTCAGCAAATGCATTTAAATCATATATTTGACTATCTTCATTTACTTCTATAGATCCAGTTTTATAATTAACAAATCCACCTACTCCAGCTTCTGTACCATATTGTTCTGCAAGAAATACATTTCTTCCAAGTGTTGGTGTTAATCTTTTATGTGTTACATTTCCAGCAGAAGCTGATAATGGAACTGATCCAGTTCCATCAGATCCTGAAATTGCTTGTTGTCCTTGTAAATGTAGTAAATTATCTTTTATATTAAATTGATTTATCTGTGCGGAATACTCTGTTACTGCTTCTTCAAAACAGGCATAAAATGATCCTGATTGTAATTCTATATCTATAAGTGGATATCCCAACCTTCTTGCAGACCAATCTGCGAATTTATCTATTGATTGACTAAAATCCGCATCTGCGTCATAAAATCCAAACGGTGTTTCACCAGATTCAAAAGTGCTTGTACCCGACCAAATTGATGTTTGAGCCATAAAACTTCTCCAAATTATTATACTTACTCAATTATAAATATATGGACAATAAAAAAGGGGATGAAAAAATCATCCCCTTTAGTATCAATATGTGTAAAATTAATTAACTACTATACATAGTTAACGTCAGCTACAATCACTTTACCATAGAATTCCGGTCTAACCATCTTCTTAGCATATCGTGTCATTACACCTTTACGTGGTGTAAAGTTCACAGGATCATATACTAATGGAGTCATGATAAGAGGTACATATGGTGAGTATACAGCGCCAGTTTCAAGGAAATTAGATCCCCTAAACCCGCAAAGTATTACATTCTCAAACATATATGGATTCTTGTAGACTGTCCATCTATTGTTCAACATACCAACTTTTTGAACACCCATAGCAAACTGAGTTGTAGTTGCTTCACCAGTAGTGTCAGCAGCATATCCAGGAATTGATTCAATGATAGTTGCAGTTTCAGGAGAGACTACTAAGAAGTTTGCACCACCTCGTAATGTCTTCTGATGAATTGCGTTACTAACTGATTGAATCTTGTTTCCAAGTGTTTGGAACCAGGTTCCTTTTGTATATGCGTTTGAATTCGCAGATGATTCTGCAAACAAGCTGGTTGTTGAATCATATTCAAATCCAGGTCTTGCTGACCATCGTTCTGTCTTTGCGCTTGCATTAGTATACAACATATCCAAGATTTCTAAATCAATTTCCATTGAAATGTATTCACTTAGTAATGAAGTAAGTTCTGCTTCAGCATCAACTGAATGATAAGCATTAAGATCTTGAGCTAACTCAGGAGTCCATACTGCTTTCAACTTACGTGTTTTAGCAACAATCGCAACTGAACGCATCTTGATATCGATTTCAGGAATCGGTAAATCAGTTGCTGGATCTGCTGGTACATCTTCAAAATCACCACGAGAAGTTGCTCCTGGTTGTCTCTGATAAGATACTCTCTTATCAGCAGCACCAATATCGCCTGCATCAGATCTAACAATAAATGAAAGTTCAGTTTCTGCAGCATTTAACTTCGTATATGCTGGAAAGTACTCATCAAATCCAGTTCCTGAAATTGAGAAAGCACGAACGCCTTCTGAGTCAGGATTTACATATGAATTTACAAAGTCCGTTGTTATTTTTATCAATTGATTATCACTAGAAACGCCACCTGTTAAAGATCCTGATAATGATGGTTCAAAATCAACATCTGCCCAAGTTACTGATGATGCAGTTGTAAAAGCAGCGGCACCAATAGTTGTTGCATGTATAGTCAATGCGGGTGTTCGTGATGCAGATATAGAATATCCAAACCTACCTGCGCCATAAAGACCAGCAGTTGGATCTACATTACTTGTAGTACTTCCTGAAGTTTCACCAAAGATTAACTTACCAGCAGTATGTCCTGCTACAGTATCTCCATATGTAAAATCAAGATAGAAAATAAGTCCAGATGGTAAAT